GGGCGCGGTCATTCCGCAGACCACCGTGCGCACCAGGGAGAATCTGGTCAAGCTCCACAAGCGCGGCAGAATGCTGGTGGCGTCCTACGAGGCGCTCCGCTTTCAGCGTCTTGACCTGTTCACCGTAACGCTCAGCCAGATCGGCGCCTATATCGCGCGTGCGCAGCTCAGGGATGCGATCGACGTGCTGCTCAACGGTGACGGTAACAACAACGCCGCCGTCAACGTCAGCGTGCAGACGGCAGGCGAGCTCGGTTATGCCGACCTGCTGGCGCTCTGGGCACAGCTGACGCCCTACGAGCTGAACACCATTTTGGCGCCCACGCAGGAGATGCAGCAGCTGCTCGCGCTGCCGCAGCTTCAGGACGCCAACGCCGGGCTCGACTTTCAGGGCAGCGGCAAGATGATCACGCCGCTGGGCGCCGCGCTTTTGCATGCGCCCGAGATGACCGCCGGCAGGGTCATCGGTCTGGACAAAAACTGCGCGCTTGAGATGGTGCAGGCAGGCGGCGTGACGACCGACTACGACAAGCTGATCGACCGCCAGCTCGAGCGTGCAGCCATCACCTGCACGGCAGGCTTTGCCAAGATCTTTACCGAAGCGGCAAAAACCCTGTCCTGAGAAACGGAGGGAAGCGCGTGAATGTTGCAAATGTATGCGACCGCTTTGCCGTGCTTGCCGGACTGGACGCCGACGCCCTGCAGCGTTGGATGCCGCTGATCGAGGACGCCTGCGCGTTCGTGGAGGAGCGCTGTCTGGTGGAGACGCCGGACAGCCGCCAAACCACCAGGCTGGAGGCGCTCGGCGCGGCGTATGCGCTGCGGCTCTACAGCCTGTGCGGCAACGATCAAATCAGGGAATTTACAGCGGGTGACGTCAAGCTGACGTCATCCGCCGACCGGCAGCAGACAGCGGCGCGGCTCTGGCAGGAGCTGGCGGCGGACAACGCCGATCTGGTACGGACCGGCGGATTTTTATTTGGCAGGGTGATCATATGAGTTTAATGAGTTGTGTGGACAGCGAGATCCTGCGCTATGGCTCGCAGGTGACGATCATCTCCGGTGAGGAGCGGGTGCAGACGCGCGCCTTTGTGGAGCCGCTGCGCTACCGAAACAAGATCTATATCGGCGGCGAATACCGTCCGCTCGGCGTGGCGATACGCGAAAAATACCTGTATATCGGCAGGCCGGCGTACCGTCTGCACGAGAACCGGTCGGTGATCGAGGCGCACGGCGAGCGCTATCTCGTCAAGCGCAGCGAGACCTTTTTTGTCCGCGATCTGCCGGTGTATGAGTGGGCGATCATGGTGCCCTACGGCGCCGAACGGGAGGATGATTATGACGCAGATCCGTAAGCTGACCGACGCGATCGTCCTGCGGCTCAAGCAGACCGCGCAGCTCGCGGACGTCCGCTTTGTGCGCGCTTATGCGTCGGAGCGTGTGGAGCAGCCGGTCAGGGGCATGTTGGCGGTGGTCGGTATCAACCAAACGGAACGGCGCAGGGGCTGCATCGGCGGCTTTTTGTCCTCCGCAGTGCGCGGTGAGCTGTATGCCGGAGAGGCGGAGATCCGCGTCTACACCATGGGCGAAAACGGCGGAGACGGTCTGACCGAGACCGTCGGCGAGCTGCTCGCCTGTCTGTACGAAGCGGACAGCGAGCAGGTGATAACCGAAGCGGCGGCGTCTCCCGTCGCATTCGATATGGATCTGTCCGCCTTTTATCGCACGGTGACGTTCCGGCTGGCGTACGCCGCAGAAACGGAGGCGCGCTATGGCGGTTGATTTTGAAAAGGGAAACAACCTGACGGTGCTTGTCAACGGGATCGTGCTGGGCGGTGTGCTGCGTTTGAAGCGCACTGCCGAGTACAAGCAGAGCAAGATCGAGGAGTTTTTGAACGACAAGCCGGTCGCCGTCATCTCCTTACCGGTCTATACCATCGAGATGGAGCTGTGCCGCACGGCTGCGTTCCCGTTTGAGGAGCCGTTGGAGCGCATCGAGATCAGCGGAGGCGGCAGGCGCGAGGTCTATACGCTCTGCGGGACGGCGCTTGTGGAAAGTCAGGCGGAAGCGCGCGGCACGGTGCCCTACACGGTCGCGGTGACGGCGTATGAAAGGAGCGTTTTGGATGAATGAATTTTTGACGGCGCTTGCCGAGGAGCGGGCGACGGGCGGACAGTATGAGGATTTCAGTGAGCTGATGGAGCTGGAGAGCCTGCGCTACAGCCGCTCGCTGCCCGAGGAAGAGGAGGCGAGGCTGCGGTGAAGCTGGTACCTATGCGGTTCAAGGGTGTGCAGTGGCACCACAATCCGCGCGAGATCGCGTTTGTATGCGAAAAACATATCAACGAGCTGCACGCGCCGTTCGACAGGTCGTTCGTGCAGGACACCGGCAGGCGCAACCGGCTCATCAAGGGCGAGGGCGAGCTGTACGGCGCAGACTGCCGGGAGCAGTTTGCGCGGCTGTATGAGCTGTTTCAGAGCGGCGGCAGCGGCGTGCTGGCGATCCCGGGGCTTTGCACGGTGTACGCGGTGTTTGAGGAGCTGCGGCTGACAGGCTGTCCCGGTCCCGATGTGCTGACCTACCGCTTCGTATTCCGCGAACTGATGGAAAGGGTCGAGGAGCGCACGCAGACCGCCTGCACACCGGCGCAGGGAGAAACGCTCTGGGACGTGTCCTACCGCTTTGGCATCGTCATCGACCGGCTGGTGGCGCTCAATCCTTGGGTCAGACGACCGGACGAGCCGCTCGGCGGCAGGGAGGTGGCACTGTGCTGAGGATCGTTGCGACACGATGGGACGGTGGCACGCAGCCGCTGCACGCGCTGACCGTGGCGCTGGACGGCGACACCAAGGTGCCTGCGGACAGCCTGACCGTGACCTGTCCGTTTGACGAGGTGCTGCGGCAGGATACGGCAAAAATCGAGGCGTTTGACGGCGAACGGCAGGTGTTTGTCGGCAAGCCCGACCAAATCGTCACCGAAAAACGTGCGCAGGGCGCTATTTTGCGCTTCACGGCGCGGAGTCCGGCGGCGTTTTTGCTGGACAGCGAGGCGGAGCCGATCACCTATTTTCAGCCGACCGTCGGTTTGATGGAGAGCAGACACCTGGCACCGTTCGGGATAAGGGTCATGACAAAGGACAATGTGCCCTGCTATCATGCGCTGAAGATCGACAAGGGCATGTCGCACTGGCAGGTGCTCCAAAGCTTTTGCCGCAACCGCTTTGCGTGCGAGCCGCGCATCACCGGCGACGGCAGAGCGTATCTCAAGGGGGAGTCGGAGGAAGGCGAGGTGCTTTTTTCGGATACCGGCAGCGTGCGATACTTTGCGCTGACGGAATATCAAAAGCCGCACCGTCTGCTCTCACAGATCCGGCTGAAATTCGAGCAGGCAAACGCCTATCGCGCCGTAATCGAAAACACTTCTCCGGCGGCACGGGGCGCTCATTGCGTGCGCTATGTCAATGCCGCTTCGGACAAAACGACGCTCGCCACCGCCGAAAAAATGCTCGAAAACAGCAACCGCAGCAGCTATGCCCTGCGGCTGCGGTGCCTTGGCTGTCAGTCGTCGGCGCTCGGCAAGCGCGCAGCGGTGCAGGACAGCGTGCTCGGCACCGTTGACGGACTCCTGGTGCGGCAGGTCAGCTACACCGCCGACAGCAGGGGAGAGAGAAGTGTGATCGTTTTGGAAAAGGAGAAATGCTGAATGTGGCTGTTACACTACATAACCAACCGCTCGCTCGAAACGCCTGCCGCCGTCAAGGGTGTGCTGAGCACCGGCGAAGCAGGCGGCGCGGCGGTCACTTCGTTTGAGGAGCACAAGGAGCTGGAGTTCTGCTATCCCTACGGCTTTGTCAGCGCGGCGCCGGAGGGAGAGCGCGCGGTCGTGCTGCCGCTTCGGGACGGCGAGACCGCCTTGGGCGTGCTGCACGGCAGCGGCGGTCTGGAGCCGGGCGAGGTCATGCTCTATTCCAAGGGCGGCGCGTCCATTGTGCTGAAAAACAACGGCAGCGTGCTGATAAACGGCAGGGAGGTCGGCAATGATTGACGTAAAAATCAAAGACGGCGACGTCGTGACCGACAGCACCGGCTGTCCGGTATATGCGGAGGGCGCGGACGCGCTGTTCCGGCGTGCAGTGCTGCGCCTGACGCCGCCGCGCGGAAGCTTTATTTATAACAGAGAACTGGGCACGGAGCGGTGCGGCGAGGATCGTGCGCACACCGAGCTGCTGTTTGCCGAGGCGCTCGCCGGCTATGCGGATACACAGGTGCGTGTGCTGCAGATCGGGGACGGCGTTGTTTCGGTCCAATTGACAATCGACGGCGAGAGCCGTGTGGAGGAGGTGCGTCGGTATGGAGACGTATGAAGAAATATATCAGAGAATGTGCGAGCGCTACCGGCAGGAGAGCGGCGCGCCGTTTGACGAGGCGAGCGACATCGCCATTCGCCTGCGCGTGCTCGCCGGTGAGCTGTATAATATGCAGACGAGCATGGAATGGCTGAAACGCCAGCTCTTTCCGTCCAAGGCGACAGGGGAGTTTCTCGACCGTTTTGCGCAGCAGCGCGGTCTGGTGCGCCGCAGCGCGTCCAAGGCGACGGGCAAGCTGCGGTTCAGTGTGAACGAGGTCAAGCTCAGTCCCGTTGTGATCCCGGCAGGAACGGTGGTCTCTACAAGCGGCGAGCACCCGGTGCGCATCTACACCACCGAGGACAGCGAGATCCCGCCGCTCACCTATTCGGTGCTGGTTGCGGCGGAAGCGGAAAAGGCAGGCTACAGCGGCAACATCAACGCCCTTACGGCGACCATCCCTGTCAGCGTGCCTGCCATGATCGACAGTGTGACCAATCCCGGCGTCTTTTCGGGAGGCGCCGACTTGGAGAGCGACACCGCCCTGCGCGAGCGCATCCTTGACAGCTACATCGACCGTCCCAACGGCATGAACGCGGCATATTATAAGGCGCTGGCGCTGTCGGTGGACGGTATCGAAAAGGTCGGCGTACTGTCAAAGGCGAGAGGCGCCGGCACCGTGGACGTGTATGTCAAGGGCGAGGGCGGCGAGGTCAGCGACGCCAAGCTGGCGGAGGTGCAGCAGGTGCTCAGCGAAGCGCGCGAGCTGAACGTGAACGTGCAGGCGGCAAGAGCCTACAGTCTCTTTTATGATATGACCGTGCAGGTCAGACCGAAGCCCGGCTATCTGCACGAGGAGGTGGAGGAGCTGGTGACCGCCGCCTTTGAGGATTATGTGAATGCTATCTCGATGGGCGAAAAGCTCTATCTCTCCAAGCTGGGTGTGTATCTGATGGACACCGGCTGCATCGAGACCTATGTGTTTGACAGTTCCATGACGGATATGTCGGTGCCTGCTTCCAAATTTTTTGTGGCAGGCGACGCGACGGTCGAGGTGATTTGATGGGCAGCTATAACAGTTATGCGTCGATGAAGGCAAAGCTGGCGCCGCTGGGCATCTACACGCTCGCCGAGGGCAGCGTGACGGACTGCGAGCTGAAGGCATACGCCGCAGGCATCGACCGGCTCTTTGACACGCTGGATATCGCCGAGCGCGAGAGCTTTATCGAGACTGCCGAGACCTACGGCCTGAGCGAGCGTGAAAAATTTGCGGACAAAGAAAAGCCGGAGCTGCCGGTCAACACGCGCCGCGAGCTGTTGCTCGGCTATGAGCAGCACCTGAACAGAAGCGGCACCGCCGCAGCCTTTACGGCGTTTTTGCATGAATGCGGTCTGACGGATATGACCATGTCGGAATACCATCTCCATCACTATCTGACGATACATGTCAACAACGAGCTTGACGAGGGTCAAATGTCGATGGCGATCAAAAAAATAAAGCAGGCAGTGCCTGCACATCTCAGTGTGAATATTGCGTTTGCGGACGGAACAAGTCTGTCCCTGTAACAAACAGCGCCTCTGCACGGCTGTGCGGAGGCGCTGTCTTGGTTCGCATTTGATTCTGTTTTAAATCTCAGGTTGTTCTTCTGCAAGCGTGGTCTCCTCCTGCGCGGAGCCCAGATCGAGCGAATAGATGGTGGCGGCGGTGTAGCTGCCGCTGTCGCCGAACACATAGACCTGCGCGGTGGCT